CTCGTGAGGAAACTAGTTATACTAAGAGAAATCTGCAGAATATTAAGAACTTTACAAAGGTTCTTGGTTATCCACTTTATAATGAAGTGATAATCCATATCAATTCACTAATTTCTCGTTCCGAAATGGGTATAGTCCGTAGACTATCTGTACTCTCGGATTACGAAGGTAAATCGAGAGTGATCGCTATTGGAGATTACTTAAGTAATGTGGTATTAAAACCACTCCATAACGAGCTTATGACTTGTCTGTCAGGTTTGAAAGCTGACAAGACACATAAACAATGAACCCTTCAGACGCCTGATATACTAAATCAGGACGAATGACCAGTTTCTGTCGATTTAACGGCAGCAACTGACAGGTTACCCCTTCTGATCACAGAAAGAGTCCTCACAGAATACTTCAACGATACTAAGATCGGAGAAGCTTGAGGAAAACTTATGTGTGATTTCCAATTTGCATTTAAAACTAAAACGCTTAAAGGATCAGTTAAGTACGGCTGTGGTCAACCCATGGGTTTGTATAGTTCGTGGCCTGCAATGGCCTTAACGAATCATGTGCTAGTTAGACTAGCAGCTACAAACTTAGGTAAGGATAATTTTCAAAGGTACATGATCATAGGTGACGATGTAGTCATCTACGATAAATATGTAGCAATTGAATATATCCACATTTTGAATCAAATGGGAGTAGAATACTCCTTAGATGATACAATATGACCAAACGATATGAAACCATACGAATTCGCAAAGCGATTATTTCGCAACGGGTTAGAGGTTTCTCCGCTACCGTGGAACTTATACAAGACTAACAAAGCCTTGTTTTACTGAGTTCACTTGGAACGGTACTTGGCGTTATTCCAGAATCCTGATACCTGCCTAGCTTTAGGTGACAGGGATCTCGAGCAAGATTTTGCTCGATGGTCTACACCGGCACTACTAATGGATTACTATTTACACACTGATTTGTGAATAGCTGAACCAGAGGACTCGTCTGGCCCTGTTAGGGCCTTAATAGATAGAGTCTTACCGTACGCCGTTAGTCAGGGTGCACCAGATTGCTCCGAGAGGGGTCCTGATGTTGTTTCATCAGGACAAGTTAAGTCTCCGAATCTTATTTCAGATTCCATGACCTCATCCTCTACGGATAACATATCTTCGCACATCAATCACTGGAGGGACAATAGTCAACGACCAGAGGATCTGATCTTCTATCTGTATCTCAATGAGATGTGGTCACTAGACCATTCTTACAATAAAGAGTTGTCGAGTCTTGACGAATTATCAGAGTCAAGACTCCTCTCTAGAGTAAAAGCTAATAGATCAACTCAGCCGCTGGGTCGAC